AGGTGGCGCAGGATCTGACGGAGGACCACCCGGTGGTGGAGCTGGAGGAAATGGTTCTGATATAAGTTCAACTTTTCCTGGAACTCCAAGCTGTGGTGTTTACGCAGGTGGTGGCGGTGGTGGAACAAGATCTCCAGGATCAGCAGGCTCTGGTGGACCAGGAGGTGGTGGAGCTGGAACAGCTAGTCCAAGTCCAGGTGCAGCAGGAACAGCAGGAACTACTAATACTGGTGGTGGCGGTGGTGGCGGTGGTTACAGACCTAGCCCAGGTCTTTCAATTACTGGAGGAGCTGGTGGTTCAGGAATAATTATTACAAAAGAATTAAATAAAGCAAGTGGTGTGTGGTCAATGCAAAGTCAATTTAGTGCCAAGTCTGAAGGAACATGGCCCGTATTTTTATATGATTTAGATTATCTAGTAGTTGCCGGCGGTGGTGCTGGCGGTGGTGGAGCTGGAGGTAATAGAGCAGGTGGTGGAGGTGGAGCTGGTGGTTATCGTGCATCAGGATATGGTCCAAGCCCATTACAAGGTTCATCATTAAAAATTGAAAAAGGAAGTTATTCAATTACAGTAGGGGCTGGTGGATCAGGTGGTGCTGGTGGTCCAAATCAAAGCCCTGGTAATGCTTCAACATTCTCAACTATAACTTCAGCAGGTGGAGGAATGCAAAATACTACAGGTGGTTCTGGTGGTGGTAAACTTTTTACAAGTGGACCCCCAGGTGCAGCTGGTAACACTCCTCCTGTTAGTCCACCGCAAGGTAATGCTGGTGGAGGTGGATTTAATGAAGCTACTGTTCCAGGAGTTTTTGCCGGTGGTGGAGGTGGTGGAGCTACAGCAGCTGGAGGTAACGCTCCTCCAAGTGCAGGCGGAAATGGAGGTGCAGGTGCACCTAATACAATTTTAGGACCAGCTACTACATACGCAGGTGGTGGAGGTGGTGCAGCCCAAGGTGATAACAAAACTGCTTCTGCTGGATCTGGTGGATCCGGTGGTGGAGGTGGAGGTGGTTTATCCGCAACTTCTCCTTCAACAGATCCAGGTTGTAGTGGATCTGCTAATACTGGTGGTGGCGGAGGTGGAGCTGCAAATGACAATGGACCTGGTGGAACAGCAAATTCTGGAAGTGGTGGTTCAGGTATAGTTATTGTTAGAGGACCAAGTGCAGTTACATTCGGTGTGTCTCCAGGAACAAATGCTACATCAACTCACCCAGGTGGTGATAAGTTAGCTACGTTTACAGTTACTGGAACATTGACAGTTTCTTAATAAATGTTATATTAATTGCATAAAGACATATGCAACTTACAAATTATTACTACTATTTTCAATCAGCAGTCCCTTCACGTATCTGTGATGACATTGTTAAGTATGGTAAATCCATACAAGATCAAATGGCAGTTACCGGTGGATATGGTGATAAAAAATTAAATCAAAAAGAAATAAAAGATTTAAAACAAAAAAGAGATTCTAATATTGTTTGGATGAGTGATAGATGGGTATATAAAGAAATACAACCATATATTCATCAAGCAAATAAAGAGGCTGGTTGGAATTTTCAATGGGATTTTTCAGAAGCCTGTCAATTTACTAAATATACTAAAGGTCAATTTTACGATTGGCATTGTGATGGTTGGAATAAACCTTATCAAAGACAGGAAGGCGATCCTTCAAATGGTAAAATTAGAAAGTTATCTGTTACTGTAACTTTATCAGATCCAAAAGATTATAAAGGCGGTGAGTTAGAATTTGATTTTAGAGATCAAGATCCTGATAAAAAACCCAACATTAGAAAGTGTAAAGAAATATTACCTAAAGGATCTTTAGTAGTGTTTCCTGGTTTTGTTTGGCATAGAGTATGTCCAGTTAAAAAAGGAACAAGACATAGTTTAGTTATTTGGAATTTAGGATGGCCATATAAATGAAAAATAAAAAATTAAAACAAAAACAACGAAAACAAAAGAAGACTCAATTAAGTTTTCCCAACCAATTAAATTTAGAAGAATTTTTTAAATGTCCTATATGGTTTGCAGACGCTCCAGAATTTGTTAAAGACTTAAATAAAGCATCTGATAAATACATAGAAGACTCAAAGAAAAATTTAAAAAAAGACATTGATAAAAGAAATAAAGAGTTAGGTGACAAAGGAGATATGGGTCATGTATTTCATTCAACATCTTTAATAGGTGATCCTAATTTTTTACAATTACAAAATTATATAGGTGCAACATCTTATAATTTATTAGGTGAAATGGGTTTTGATTTAAGTGGTTTTGAAGTATTTACTACAGAACTTTGGGTACAGGAATTTGCTAAAAAAGGTGGTGGCCACCATGCTTTACATACTCATTGGAATGGTCACATTTCAGGTTTTTATTTTTTAAAAGCTAGTGAAAAAACTTCTCGACCATTATTTGAAGATCCTCGAGCTGGAAATATGATGAATCTTTTGCCAGAAAAAGATAAAACAAAAGTTACACATGCAAGTTGTCAAATTAATTATAGTGTTAAACCAGGAAGATTAATTTTTTTTCCATCTTATATGCCACATCTGTATACGGTTGATATGGGGTATGAACCATTTAGATTTATTCATTTTAACTGTCAAGCTATACCAAAAGGAGTATTAAATGTCGTTCAAAAAAAATAAATATCAAGTTTTAAAAGGAGTTATTAATAAAGAAATGGCTGACTTTTGTTACGCTTATTTTTTAAATAAAAGAAAGGTAGCTAGATTTTTATTTGATCAAAAATACATATCACCATTTACTGAGTACTGGGGAATATGGAATGATCACCAAGTCCCTAATACATATTCTCATTATGGAGATTTAGTAATGGAAACATTATTACAGAAAGTAAAACCTGTGATGGAGAAACAAACAAAATTAAAATTAAGTGAAACCTATTCTTATGCAAGGATTTATAAAAAAGGAGATGTATTAGCTAGACACAAAGATAGATATTCATGTGAAATATCTACTACTTTAAATTTAGGTGGAGATGAATGGCCAATTTATTTAGACCCTACAGGTAAAGAAGGTCAGGCCGGTATTAAAGTAGATCTTAAACCAGGTGACATGTTAATATATTCTGGTTGTGATTTAGAACATTGGCGAGAAGAATTTACTGGTAAAGATTGTGGACAAGTTTTTTTACATTATAATAAAGCAGGATCAAAAATGGCTAAAGAAAATGCATTTGATAAAAGACTTTTTATAGGTTTACCTGCTTGGTATAAAGGCTTTACACTACCAAAAAAATAGTCTATAAGATAGGCTTGCAGGGGGATGATCCACCACAGATTCCCTCTGCTTTAACCATTTGAATTCCCCATAAATCTGATATAAAAGTTAGAAAAGGATTTTTATATGCTACAAAAAATAGCTTTTTTACCAGGATTTAATAAACAAGTAACACCTACCGGAGCAGAATCTCAATGGACAGGTGGTGAAAACGTTCGTTTTAGATATGGTACTCCAGAAAAAATAGGGGGATGGAAGCAATTAGGAGAAAGTAAACTTACTGGTGTGGCCAGAGCATCGCATCATATGGTAAGTAATGACTCTCAAAAATATGCCATCATTGGAACAAACAGAATTTTATATGCTTACACAGGTGGTGTTTATTATGACATTCACCCACTAGTTAATCCATCAGGAACAGCTATTTCTAATGCATTTAGCACTACTAACGGTCAAAACGTTGTAACTATTACAGCTTCATCTCATGGTTTTGTAGCTGGAGACATATGTTTATTTGGCGACGCATCTACTTTTAGTGCAATTACTAATTCTAATTATTCATCAACTACTTTTTGTGACAAAAAGTTTATGGTTACTGAAGTTGTTGACGCAGATAATTTTAAAATTACAGTTGATACAGGTAATGAAACAGGAAGTGGAGCTACTACTTCTGGAGGAATTACTTATTTTAGATACTACCATGTAGGACCACCTGAACAGGTTGGAGCTTATGGTTTTGGTATATCATTGTGGGGTGGTAAAGTATTAGGTTCTACAACGACTACATTAACAGCTCCAGGTTTAGGAGACAATGCTTTTGGAACAGGTGGATCAGGAACAACAGTTAATGTTGGAAGTACTACAGGTTTTCCTTCTTCAGGAACTAATTATTTTCAAGTAGGTAGTGAAGAAATTTCTTATACAGGTGTAACAGCAACAAGTTTTACTGGTATAACTAGAGCTGCTAGAGGATCAACTAGAGCTGCTCATAGCGGAGGAGCCACTGTTACCAATACATCTAGTTGGACTGGATGGGGATCAGCAGCATCTAACACAGACAAAGTTACTGACCCTGGATTATGGTCATTAGATAATTTAGGTGGAACTCTTATTGCTTTAATTCATAATGGTCCTGTATTTGAATGGGATTCAAATGCAACAGATCCTACAGGAACAAGAGCAACGATTGTAACTGGTGCACCAACCGCGTCACGTGACATGTTAGTATCAACACCTGATCGTCACTTAGTTTTATTTGGTACAGAAACTACAATTGGAAACACAGCTACTCAAGATGAAATGTTTATAAGGTTCTCGGACCAAGAAGATATAAATACATGGGCACCGACTGCAACCAATAGTGCTGGTACACAAAGACTGGCCGCCGGATCACGGATCATGGGAGCTAAACTTGGTAGAAATGCTCTTTACGTATGGACTGATACATCTTTATTTACCATGAGATTTGTTGGAAGTCCTTTTACTTTTGCCTATGAACAAGTTGGAACTAACTGTGGATTGATTGGAATGAATGCAGCGGTTGAAGTTGATGGTGCTGCGTATTGGATGTCTGATAATGGTTTCTTTAGGTACACTGGTAAATTAGAATCTATGGACTGTTTAGTTGAAGACTATGTTTACGATGATTTAAATACTACATCGAATCAATTAGTATACTGTGGAATTAATAACTTGTTTGGAGAAGTAATGTGGTTTTATCCAACATCTACTTCCAATGTTACGGATAGATCAGTTATGTATAGTTATCTAGACTCTACTTTTGAAAGACCTATTTGGTATACAAATGCAAGTACATTATTTAAAAGAACTACTTGGCAAGACTCAGCAGTATTTGGTTTACCTCATGCAACAGCTTATAATGCCAGTAATGATGATTCGTTTGATGTTGAAGGAAATACAGAAGGAAGCACTATTTATTATGAACATGAAACTGGAACAAATCAAATTAGTGATGGTAGTACCACTGCTATACCAGCCAATATAACTTCAGGTGATTATGATATTACTCAAAAAGTTATTAGAGGTGCAGCAACTTCTCTTGCAGATTTAAGAGGAGATGGAGAATTTATAATGAGAGTAAGTAGAGTAGTTCCTGACTTTATTTCTCAAACAGGAAACACTATTGTTCAATTAGATTTAAGAGATTATCCTAATGATACTTCTGCAAGTTCATCACTCGGTCCTTTTACAATTACAACAAGTACTAAAAAAATTGATACAAGAGCTAGAGCTAGAGCTGTAGCATTAACCATATCTAATACAGCTATAGATTCTAATTGGAAGTTAGGAACATTTAGATTAGATATACACGCAGGAGGAAGAAGATAATGGCAAAGATAGTACAATCATTAACTCGAGCAAGTAAAGAATATCAAGAAGATGTGGCTCAGTCTTTAGTAAGAGATTTAGATGCTGTGTTAGAAAAATTAAATAGTACTTTTCAAGAAGAGTTAAAACAAGAGATAGAAGCTAAAAGCTTCTTTATGGAATAATGGCTGTTTTAAATATATATAATTTTTATGGTAAAAGCACTACAAGTGCTGATTCAAATATAGCTTTATTATCACCGGCAGCTAATGAAACATATATTATTAAATCTATAAGAGTAACTAATAAATCAGGATCTAATACTCCTACTATTAGTATAACTAATAATGCTTTTTTTATTACACATACTCAACAGTTAACAGCTAACACCAGTGTTGAATTAATTAGTCTACCTTTAGTAGTCGTAGGCGGGACCATATTAAAATATAGCACAGCTGGAACAGTAAGTGATGGAGTAGATATTGCTATTAGTTATTTAAACATTAAGAAAGAGGTAACAACATAATGATAGAGCTAACACCAGAAAAAATAATAACAACAATTAAAAACAAAAAAACAGGGGAAACTTACCCTGATGAGGACGCTTTAAAAGCGGCAAATATACCGGAAGAAGATATTCAAAGAGATGTCAGAGTTATCATGCCAGCTATTGATTTGTTCTCAAAAACAAAGTAAACTAATAAACTCAGGAGATTTTATATGTTCGAAGAAAAAATGTCAGAAACCATAGAAGCCGGCGCACCTAGTATTAAGTATAATAGAGGTGATGTAAGAATGGGCCAAGGTCAAGGCGACCAAAGATCCATGCAAGTAGCGGCTGAAATATGGGAGCAAATGGAACCCCAACAAAAAGTACAGTTTGGAAACTTTGAAAAATTTTATCAAAGCGGAATCTGGAGACAGATTTTAGCTCAATTACAAGAAGACCAACAACAAGAAGGTATCGCTTCACAAATGCCTAGAGAAATGATGGAAGAACAAGTCAGCATGAGTGAAAGAGT